ATACACCCTTAAACACTCCACTGCGCGCATATTCCTGTAATACGTTATAGGTTATTTTCTGATTCATTTTCTCAGTTATTGACTGGCAATTATATACCAGCATAAATACCGTTATATCCTTTTCAGAAAATTTCTTCAATAGAGAAAGCGTGATGCCCGCTATTCCTTCTTTACAATCAACGAAACAAAACGTTTCTTGTATATTAGACATATTGTACGTGATCAGGCTGTCAGATGCTTGAAAGCTCATCTCATTTGATTCTAAATCAAGATCCGCAAGGTTTTCTCGATATATAATACTTTGGCAATCTTCATCATGTAATCGATCAACTATTTGTGAGGAAAAAGAACCTATTCCTACTAAATTAAGTTTCATATGCTTTCATTTCTCCGTAATTTTTTCCACGTTTTATTTTCAATTCAAAAAATGATTCATAATTTAACTTTTTTATATTAACTGTGGCTAATATCTGTTTAAATTGATCAATATATTGATGTTCATCTTTATGAATCATCAAACATACTGAATCATGTATACAAAATGCTATCCTTGTTTTCAATTTATTCGTTTCTATAAAGAAAGCTAGTTCGTACATTTGTTGGTATAATATATACGCTGCCGAAGATTGCAGCACTCTAGACAAAATATGATACTCATCAGACTCCATCTTCTTTCCAAAGATATTTGTTACATGCCCTTCTACAATTTGATATTGTTTATAAAACTCTCTATTTTTCATAAAATTATAGAGAACTGTTTTATCTTCGTTTTTCGAATATATTGAAGATATTAGAAATTGTTTAAACTGAGAACGTTGTCTATAATCGTTTGACATATTATGCAATACTTCGTATAAATCTCCTTTAGGTTGATTGATTTTCAGTAAAGCTAACAATACTCTTATCTCAAATGCATTGTAATCATATTCGAAAAATTCGAAGTCTTTATCCGCATCCAATTTATAACGTTTATCTTTGGCTAAAGATAATATATTAAAAGAGTTCGCATTTAAACCAAATCTTCCATAATCTGTAAAAGGATTGAAAGATATTTTCACATATTTGTCATCATATAATAGTTTACCAAAACTGATATACTCAGAAATTATAAATGCTTTTGCTTTATGCTCATAATCTTCTACAAAGTTGAATTTTTCGTATAAGAATAGAATTGCCTCTTTATACTCTTTGTAAAAGGATAGAATAACTTTCTCATTCAAAAAATTAGTAAAGTCAGAAATATTAAAACGACAAACGTATAGTGAACGAAGTTCAGCTTTGAACTTCTCATAACAGGATTTGAATGAGTTAAAGTTATAATAGCCGGTTAAATAGATGTGATAATTGTAAGAATTAATCAAACACGGAAGATATAAAATATCTTCTCTAAATAAAAATGATTTTTCGAAATAAACAGAAATGTAAATATTATTATCTATTACAGGTAGTGTATCAGTTATTCCCCAATCCGAGATATATTTGTTGCCAATCATCATAAACGGCATCACTGACTTGTTTAATATTGTTGAGTTTATGAGCACTGCTTTCAAGTCCGTTATACAGAGTATTCGTTTTAAAGAAATTCTTTAATGAAAGGAAATCATCTTTTGTATATTTAATATACTGGATTTCTAATTTTTTTTCGATGTATAAGTTCAATATCGCATCTTTAGACAATGAAAAGTTGTCTATATCTACGTTATTATATAAATCTTGATTCAAAATATTACGCACATAATACGTATATAATATCTTCATTACCGAGAAAAATATGCTCATATCTGATGCATATACGCTCTTATATCTATTGATATTGTCGGTCAAATATTCTTCCGACACACGGTAGACTATAATCCAGGGCATATGTTTGTCAATTATGAAATTATATTGTAAACATATGTTTTTGAATATATAGAAGAAATCATCTTGTATATAAGATTTTGCAATTTCCATATCAGGTTTTTTTTCATCAAATATTTGATAAGCTAATCCTGTTGAAAATATAGATACTATTTCTGACTTCATAAAATCACTCATAAATTTTATATCTGTGTACATTTCATACACAAATTTATTAAAAAATTCTGAAAAGGTTGTGAAGTCTGTTTGCGGCATTTTATCCAAAAAATTGGATAATAATATAAACATATACGATTTGTATAAATCTTCGGAATTTATGTACGATTTGGTCAATTTAATATTGTTTATGTGAAATTTAGAAGTTGTAGGTATTCTACCAAATGTGCAGTGGTTACGGATGTGACTCAACAACTTGTCTAATGCCTCATTTGAATCTACAAAATTGATCACAGGCTGTTTTATACTTGGCTTAATGAATAAATTATTTGGAATATACAATCTGTCTTTACAAATAAATCCATATTCTCTGACTTGCGAAAAATCTAATAAATTAGCATTCACTACCGCAGATTCATATGTATCATTATTTTCAAATAATTCTCTTATCATTTTTCTGCCTCTAATTTTCCAACATCCACAATTCTATAACCTTCTGCACTAGTTTTACGCATACTTGTCCACAAACATTTTACTTCTGTTTCATATAATTCCTTAGAAATTGTCGTCTCTATATTTGTGATTATATAATATCCACCTAAACCTATTAATTCTGTTATATTTCTACCAGTCTCTCCTAAATACGATCCATCAAAATAAACCTGAGAACCAACAATAAATAAAGGAGAACCTATAGTTTTCAAAGTCATTTGGTAATGTTCTCTCAATAAATCTCCTGCATTGTTAAATCCTTCTGTTACTAAACGCATATCTCTTAATCTAGGAAAATCTAATTTAGTGAAATCTATGCTTTTAACAATTCCTCTATCTTTAAATATGCCGAAATGATATATACCATTTTGCATATCTTCTTCTAGTATTCCATCTCTTTTATCTATTTCATAATCTTTCATATATAAGACCATATATGAATAAATTTGTTGAGTATTGAAAATATTTTTAGAAAGAAAATGAAACATATTTTCATCTAAATAAGATTTACCTTTTTCTAATTGTTGATCAGATATGACGATAGCTGTTGATAGATTTAAGTTAACAGCTTGATTAGGAATTAATCCTGTTGTCAATAAAACAGGAGCAATTAGCGCGCCTATGATATCGTAAATGAAATCCCAAAATTGATACTTTCTAACAGCTTTTCGTATTACAGAATTAACAAACCAAGTCATAAAAGTAGAAAGAGCGATAGGAAAGCTTGCAATATTAATAGATATTTTTCCTACCAAACACGGCCCCAAAAGTATCTCAGTATGATCAGCTTCTGGAATCTCAACAAATCCTCTAGCAATATTGACAATATCTCCTAAAGTTGTATATACGATATATTTATTAGAAGGCCCAGGAGTTTGTCTAAAACTAGGAGCAAGTTGATCTAAACCAAATGTAAAAGCATTGGCAGTTATTTCTGATAATTTTGATTCATCTCCATTTGCCGCATAGATCTGTTCTATAATTGTTTGATATGCTATATTTTTCTTTCTTTGCAATGTATACAAAGCATCTCTATTTTCTGTTTTTGCAAAATTTTCAGGATTAATAGGAGTTATATCCAAAACAGGTTCCCAAAACTTTGCATTATTTGTTAATAAATCTTTATGTAAACCAGAGTATGTATCCGATAATATTGGCAAAAAGAATAATCTTTGAGAATTTTCTAAAGCAGTTAAAAATCTAGAATATTTTGTTTTTATAATATACAATTCATATTCCGAAATTCTTTTTAGAGTTTCTGATAATTTAGCTTCAATTTCTTTTTCGGCTTCTGCGTTTAATTTAAATGCTTCTGATGTTTGATTTCTATCTCCAGATAAATTTTCTCCTAAATCTATTCTAGCCTTTTCAGTTGCTGTTAATCTTTGTTTAGAAATTGTTTCCAACTGTGCTTCATACAAGATTTTATTATGAGTTTGAGTTATATAATCTTGCAGATATTTTATGTTTGCTGTATCTGCTTTTGAAATATCTAATAAAAATTTATACATTTGTGCTTCAGATGATACACTGAATATATCCATCTCTGATGATGAAGCTAAATATTTTTCTAAAGCTCCTTGATAATGAATTGTTAAAGTTATTGATCCATTCTGATTAAAAGATAAATCATGTTTAACAAGAGACAATAGATACACAACATTTGATCTTTCTATATACTCAAGTTGTTTAGTTGAGAATATTTCATTACTAACATCTACCGGAGTATGCCAACCAGCTACTAACTTAAGTCTAAAATCTCTCTCCGATTTACTAGAGCGTGTTTCAGGTACACGAATCAATTGTAATATAGAACTATTAGTTAATGCTAAAATATTGTCGAAAAATAATTCTACAGTACATTCCAAATTAACAGATCCGGGATTTTGATTTTTATCAGATATTGTAATCTTTTTTAATCCTACACCATCTTCTTTCTCTTGTCCTTCTTTAAAAGAAAATTCTTTTTAGTATTAGTTGCAAAATTTCTAAATTCATCAAAATCAGGAAAATTTCTAAAATTTATCAGTTTATATCCTTCCTTTGTCATATAATACAATTCTAACTTAGGCATCATTGTAGCTTTTTGTATAGAATTTAAATTATTGAAAAATGTATAAACATCTTTATCACAATTTAGTATTCTGTTAAAAGTAACATCTGGTCTGTTGCCTTGAACCATTATTAGATTGTTATACGGATTGTTAGTCCCTTCGAAATTTTTATGCCAAGAAACAATTTTTTCTAGATATCTTATCAAAAGAAATTGATCTAATTCCCCAAACTCCATCATAAGCCATAACTCCTGAACACTCTATCTAAAGGAGAGGGTATATATACTATATCGCCGTATTGAAAATGGTGGTCAGTCGGTTTTTGATTAAAATGCGCGATAACCCACCATAAATTAGCTCTGCCGTAATGTTGCGCAGCATATCTCCACATTGCATCCCCAAGCTTCCATGAGAACTTATCTATTCTCATCTCACTTATATCTTCGGCCGTAGGAGTCAACAGTGTATTTGTAGCATATTGTCTTATATACTTTAGCCCTCTAGCTTCAAACAAAGGTTTGTATTCTATATAATCATTAGTGAATATTTTATTTTTAGAGTATCTTATAGTCATTATTTACTTCTTCCAAAGAGTTGGTCTAATTTCTTTTGATTTATTATACGTTGATTCTCTTCATATTGCTGTATATATCTTTCATTTTGAGCCTTTATTTGTCTGCCATATTCTGTATAACCATCATCTCCAATTTCATCTTCAATTGGTGTTCTAGAATCATTATCCAAAAATCTTTGATGTCTATCATCGGCTGACATACTTGAATCATCCCATTCATGTCTTGTTGTTAAATCTGCCGGATTTAATTCTGATCCATTTGAAAAATCTTGATTGTTTACACCATAAGGAAAATATGTAAATGATCCCTGATTATTCGATTCAGCATTAGTACCTAATGGATGATTATGTAAAACTTTGAAGGTAAAATTTATATCGAAATATTTAAAAAATAATGTAACAGCTTTTTCAGATTGTCCTTTATCTGGAGAATCTTGTCGTTGTTCATTTAAAGGGGATGCAAAAATGTTAGAATTATTTCGTATAATTATTTCTTTTTGAGGAGCAAACCAACCATCTTTATGAGAAGGAGTTATACTAAATCCTCCTTGAACGTATCCAAAAAGTCCTCCATTTGTTGCAGTGTCTGATATAACGTTTCCTAATTTTAGACGTAAAATAGGTGCGCCTCTGAAATAAAAAGAACCATCGCCTGGACCCGGAGTAATAGCTGGATAAAGAAATCTAATCATTTTTGAAATTCTAAATTGATTTTCACGAGCTTGTTCTTCTGATCCTGCCGCAACTCTTAGAGAAAGAGTAAAACTTCTTTTAACAGAAACAAAATTCGCTATTCCATCCATTCTAGCAAATACATCTTCTTCATTCCATGAAGAATCATAATTCTCAGTATATCCTTCAATATAAGGAAAAAATTCAACATAATCAGGTTTACCATTTATATCTTTGATATGCATAGCTTCAATGCGAAACATATGTCCCGCATTTTTCATTTGTTTTTCATAATTCATTAATGGCATATTATATTATCCTGTTCTTGGTTGTAATGAATTATTTAAATCACTTTTTACAACTTTTACAATTTTGGAGGTTAGCTCTGTTCCGTCAATATATACTTTAACTTCCACATTTTGATTAGAAGATGCAATTTTAGACAATCCACCATCTCCATTAGTTTTACTTATGGTAACTAGGTTTTCTGTAAACTGTTTCATATCTTGTATTTTTGTAGGAGTAATTGCTAAATCACTAGATGCTTCCATTAATCTAGCATAGGAATCTAAAATTCCTAAACCAACTGTATTAGAGAATTTACTTGAGTTATCTGCTAAAATTTCTATTAAATCTGTAAAACTTTCTAGCGTAGATTGTGATATACTTGAATTAAAACTTTCGACCATTTGTTTCAATCCATTACCAATTCCCATCATTTTAGTTCCAATATCTGGACCAGCATCTGCTAATGTATCGATCAAATCCTCTAACTCTTCAAGAGGAGATTCTGTTACCCAATCGTAAAATCCTTGACCTATTCCTTCAACAAATTTTCCAACTCCTTTACCAACTCCTTCAAACAAAGAACCAATACCAGAAGCTATTTGTTTTAAAGCCATGAATGACGCAACAACAATTGCAATTGCTCCACCTATATATAATATAGCTTTTGCTATAGCAGGCGCTTCTTGTGCAATTCCTGACAATACTTTTCCTAATCCTCCAACAGAAGGAGCAGCAGCAGCCGATGCACTTCCCGCTGCACCTATTCCAGCAGCAGCAGCTTCTGTAGCAGGCGCTACAGTAGAAGCTATTCCACTAAATTTAGATAATAGAGAACTTATCTTTGTTATGGCTTTTGGTCCAAAACTTAACATCATAGAAAATAGACCTTTAAAACCAGATATCATCATGAACAATAAAGGAACAGCCAATACACGCAATGGTCCCCAAATTTTACCTAATGTATCTGAGAAATCTAAAAATACATCAACAACACCATGTACAAGATCAATAATAGGAGTTAAAACAGCTCCAATTTGCATAAGAACATTTTTCCATTTATCTGCAATACTAGTTGCACGTTGATTCTTTTCCGCTAATTCTTCTTGTTCCAAAGATGCTTGACGCATATAACGCGCAGCATCTTGTGTAGATCCATTAAATACTTTTTGAGCCACATCCATATCTGTAATATTCGCAGCAGCGGCGAAAGCAAGTCTGCTATATTTGCTTAGAGATTCCCATGTTTTTCCAGTTGCTTTAAATGCTCTGTTAAGAGTTGTAATACGTTCTGCTTCGTTTTGATTCATTAGCTGAATGGCATTTAGATAAGGTCCTCCCATAATTGCATTTAATTTACCAACAGAAGTTGCAGCATCTTCAAAAGTATCAAAATGACTTGAAACTTCTAATAGCTGAGAAGTTTCAATGCGCAATGCTTTTGCTGTTGCAAACATCTGTCTAAACACAGACGATGCTTGTGAACCATATCTAGATACAACTGGAATAGATTGAATAAAATCATCTGTTACTTTCTTAAGAGTTTCACCAGTTGTTTTCACTAATCCTAATAATTGGGAATAATTCCCTTTTGCTTGTGTAACACTTTGTTTTAAAGAATCTGTAAAATAAGTGAGTAATTTGATTGCGCTAGACGATCCAACTCCTAATCTAGATACAAGTGAAACATATTCAGCAGTTTGAATTTTAGAATCTTCGGTTTCTCTAGAGAAACCTCTAAAATCATTAATCAACCCTTGAACTATATCAGACATTTCTTCTAAAGAAACACCTACTCCTCTAGTTCCATCCCATGCTTCCATTACAACATCTCTATACGCAGTTGTAGCACCTGTTGCTCGTAGAAAATTAGCTGTTACTTGATCCGCCATGGTGAAGACTTCTATAGTTTTAGATTTCAACAGACCAAGAATATTGACAAATACGTTTAACGGATCGATCATATTAGAATATGCTTTTTGTGCCATATCTGCGTATGCAGCTAATAATGACATACCTTGTTGAGTTTTACCATCTCTTATAAGAGATAGACCCATAAACAAAGCGTTAGCATTTTTAGGATCACCCTCATAAGATAAGCCTAATGCTCCGAATAAAGAACTCACATTTGATTGACTAGAAGATTTTATACGTTCAAGCATATTTTTATGCTTTTCTTCTTCTATTTTAGCTTTTTGTAGATTAGACGCAGCTTCTATAAATTCTTTTTTTGCATTTAATGCATTTTTTAATAGCTCACCATTATCTGCTTCTAAACGTTTTGCTTTAACAGCTTCTTCAATAGATTCAACTAATTTATCAAAAGCAGATTGAACTTCTTCTACTTTATCAAGCTTCATTGCCTCTTCAAATTTCTCTTTGAATTCAGCATAAATCTTTTCGTCTTCTTTTTGACGATCAGAAACTGCTTTACCCGCAGAATCAAATTTATCAGAAGCTGTCTTTAGTTCTTTGCTCGCAGCTTTTATAGCCTCAATAAATTCAGTTAAATACTTGCTGACGTCTGCTTGTTCTTCATTAAGCACACGCGATAGAGAACTTCTTTTAGTAAGCTCATCAACTAAACGATCAATATCTACTGATATATTATCTGCCATTTATTAGTATTCCTGGCTTTAATTATGCTTAAATGAAAAAACTGTGATAGTTTATATCACAGTTTAGACTTTAGCACTTTCTCTTGCAGATTGATTTCTTGCTTCATGTTCCGCATTTAATCGCTCTACTATTTGTTTTATATAGAATATTCTAAGACCAACAGGGAGAGAATACGCATACATTATATCCCAATTATGCGCTTGCATATTTGCTATTTCTGTATGTAATGCCAACTTTTTCTCATCAGCATCATGTAAAGAAAAGAATAAATTATTAACACCTAAATAGACATTATTATTTACTCTTGTAGCTTCTTCCTTTGGATCTTCGGTGTATATAAAAAATCAACTGTAAACGGCGGCTCCAGATCTTCATCATATTGACAAGAACTACATACGAATTGTTGTTCAAAAGAAACAGTAATATTGATATCCTCTATTACAGCTTCTAACCACTTTAGATAGAAAGCAGGCACCACGTTGAAAAATTCTGAAATGTATTTTCTATCCGTTTCATCGTTTATAGAATATATGACATCTTCATAGCGCTCTTTTTTGGAAAGACTTTTATCTTTTTTCGCTAAGAGCTTATTCTTTATCTTTCGTTGTGTACCCACAGTATATGGCAATAATCGTAACACAATTTTAGTATCAGGAATAGTAACCACAAATTGGTTAGTGTCTTCGTCATACTTTACATCTTTATCATTTGATAAATCTGGTAAAATAATCTTATGCTTTCTAAGATCAAATTTGAAATTAGATACCACTTTGCATGCTGGACAACGAATAGAACATGAATAATCATATGTATATGCTGTCATTCTTGCTTGATTGACCAACATTAGTTGGTCCGCAATAAGCAAATTATTATATGCATAATCTTGTTTAAGATTATCATTTTTAATAAGAGATAATAGTAGTTTATCAACTGCTATATCTCGTCTAAGATAATCCTTATTTGTTAAAATATCTTCTTCTGGCCCTCTAATTTGTTTTATTTCAACACAAGTTTGACCGTAAAGAGGATGATCTTTAGGATAAAATTTTCCTCCAGAGGGTAAATCCACCATATCTGTATATGATGGAAATACCAATTCTGGAAATTTATTATTTGAACTCATTTATACCTCAATTATTAAGCTGCGTTAGGATTTCCGCCACCAGGAACATCTCCTTGCAATGGATTTTCCCCTATAAAGGTTCCTGCATTTTCTGTATCGTATTCCGCCCAATCGAACGTAACACCAATTGATATTTTTTGAGGATCATCAGATTCATAAGCTTTCTTACCTGGATCAATACTCTTAATCCAAGCATTGAGAAATTTCCATTCTCCTATGATCTTTTCATCCCAACTTATTTCTTGAATAACCAATTGTCCAAATGCATTTATAAATCCTTGTTTAGAGATAGTTCTATATTGAGTAGGTCTATCAGGATAAACATACCCAGCTTGTTTGAACTTATTCATAACAACTTTCATAGCATTTAGAGACTCAGAATCTGTTACTTCCATGGTAACATCTTGCCAAGTAGGTCTTCCGGTCCATTTGAAGGTATGATTAAGAGCATGAGTTTGCGCTTCCCCAACTTCTAATTTTGGAAGATCAATAGACGATACGAGATACCAAGGAATATCTCCGTTACCCCATTGTACAAGATATTTGTACGATCTTTTTGGTTCATTTACTGGACTTGCCCAGAATACATTAGGTGCTGCCATGTTTTATATTTCTCCTGTCATAACTATTACACTTCCGCAAAAGCGGCACCTGAATTACTTATATTAAAGTCAAGATAGAAGAATTCTGCTGCGCGAGTTGGTTTTAAGTAAACTTTTGCATAGATGATATTTCTATCTATCAAATCAGGAGTAGTTGTTCTACTATCCAATATAAGTCTCCAGTCATCTAATCCTAATTTAGTAACCATATCTCTCAATACAGGTTCTGCTTGATTTTTGAATCTGTTCCAAGTATCTTGGACGTTAGGTTCAAAGATAAGTCTAGACGCAATCTTAGAGAATTTCTTTCTAAGATCTAATAGACCTCTTCTTACACTTATACGATCCAATGCAGATGGAATAACTTGTAGAGTTTTTTGTCCCATGATAACCACTTCTCTTTCAAGGAAAGAGATGGGATTGATATTTGCTTTATATAGATCATCACGATCTTTTTGCAATAATTTCAATGTTACATCTTTTACAGGTATTCCACCGTGTCCTTGGGACAACGAACCTCTACTAAATCCAGCAGGAGCATGGTGTGAACCAGCTACTCTATCTGTATAAGCAAATGCTCCTAATGCAATAACCGAAGGAGGAAGATATGTAAGAATGTTAGAGTTTGGATCAATACCTTGTACCCATGGGAAATATGCACAACCATAGTTCGTATTGAATGCTCTATCTTTCAATGCACTAATTGCAGTTGACACAATAGGTCTTCTAGACGATTCTGGAAGAGAATTTTCTGAACGTGGCTTATAATCATTTTCCAAATCTATAACCGCTAAGGCGTCTCCTCTTTGTGAGCAGACTTCAATCAGTCTTCTTGTCAACCCTGCTTTATTTACACCAGGGATTGCAGCAACGTTGAATTCTACTAACTCAGGATATTGTAGAAGCTCTATAGCTCTGTTTATTGTATTATATGCATAATTTGTCTTTTCGGTTGCTCCTGCCATCGCATCATTTCTCAATGGTTCGATTTCAGTAATATCCCATCCGTCAAATCCACCTGCTAATAATGTTGTGAAAGAATCCCAACCACCTGTCAGTACAGAGTTCCATCCATTTGAACCGATAGATGTTATTGATGTTCCAGCTAATCTAGAACCAGATGACCATTGAACATCAGTTTCTCCACCAGATACATACTTCAAATCATCTAAAGTGAACTTCCATGAATAAGCTGTTCCTTCCGCAGAATCAGGTGCAAAAGAATCTACACCTCTTGGCATAACATTTGTTAAATCTCTTACAGATTTTTGGAAAGTATCAGATGTATTATCTGTGAATACTCCGAAGTATGCATTCTTAGGATTACCTAATGCACCTGTAAGTGTTGAAACTCTAAGTCTTGGGAAAGGCATTAGAATAGCAGCAGTCTTGATTGTTGTTGAAACAGCACCAGATGGTCCAGCACCGAATACTACAGGACCAGTTCCAGATAATGCATTTACAGCAGAATCTGCAATAGAAGTTCCACCTATAACGAATGCCGCAGCATAGTTCGGATAAGTTGCACCAGTTGCAGCTCTTTCATATTCTCCAAACATAGAACCAGACATACCCAAATCGTTTCCAATAGATCCCGATGAGAAAGAGAAATCTCTAAATTTCACAGGTCCATATACACCGAATGGAAGCAATTCAGGAACAGTTGCTCCAACTGCTACATCTTCATTTATTTCAACTCTGATATATCTTGATTGATTATCATAATCTCCATATTCTATATTTCTACGATCAGAAGTGCTGTATACAATATATTTGTCACCAATTTTCTTTGCTAGATAATTTTCAGATTGAGGATTCAAATCGCATCCATTGAATTGTTCAATGATTACAATGTTTTGATCAGAGTCGTCAATTTTTCTTATAACAACGTCAAAGGTTCCGTAAGGATTGTAGACATTTGTACTTGCTTCTACATTTCTTATAGAAATTTTGATATGAGCTTGATTCCATTCTCCAGAATCACGAGAGTGTATTTTGAATAATTTTTGAACGTTATCGATTTCAAAGTTTGCGTTATTTCCTAAGTGTTGAGAGAAGAACCATCCTGTTCTACCGTGTTGAGAAGGAATTCTTCTGCTAGACAGAGTATCTCCTGTAGAATTGTTCTTCAATCCTAAGATAACACCTACCCATCTTGTAGAATCACGCATACCTGACATTTCATCAGCATTATAAATAAAGTCTTCGAAGGTTTCTCCTAAAAAGTATGTCTTAGGGGAAGTATACAAAGCAGAGTTAATTTTTGTAGGATTCGTATTGAATACTTTACGGATGAATTTATCGCCAGATTTATCCATACCAAATGTAACGTCTTCAACGGTTACACCAGAAGCATTCTTTATCAAGGCTCTGAATTGTTTATTGGTATCGGATTCAATTAATACAGCAGACCCAGAAATTGAACTATATGCGCCAGATGCTCCATATAATTGTCCTTTAAGCATTATAGAACCAGTATTTAGGTAAAATACTGCTGCAAGTGTCCCTGTTGCAACTGTTGCAGGCAATGTAACAGAAGGAATCAGATATAGACCATATGCTCCACCTTCTCTTACGTTATAAGAAAGGTTTTCTGCATCTCCATCTCCACCAACTCCCCATCCTGCTCTACCCGCAGAAGTTGCTTCATCATTTTGTGTTCCTAACAAACGAACGAAAGTTAAAGCGCTTTTATTTGCTAAAGATGCTTGCGCAGCTAAAGCTCCATAAGAAGGACCAATAGTTACTTTCTCTCTCCATACGTCCGTTAGAGCAAGATTTCCATTAGGATTGCCGAAAAATTCAACAAATTCTGAATAAGAATTGACTTTAACGGGAACCATTGCCGGTCCACGTTCCGCACGTCCAATTACAACTGGACCTTGCTCATCAAAAACGGCAGGAAGTTGAGACTGATCAATTTCTCTAATCTCTACTCCCGGGCTAACTGCTTTATATTGTTTTTCTGACATCTAAGTTATCTCCAATTTATACATCTATAATTAGGAATTTTTTCCTCAAAGCTCTTATTTAGTTTCAAACAAGGGAACATTTCTACTCTTTTCACAATAAGCTGTAACACCATTTTTAAATTGAACTTGATCCCATAAACCTTCCGGTTCTGCAAGTTTTTTTATCTCATGATATTCCTCATTATAATAGATTAAATCACCTTCTGTTACAACAAGATTTAAATCTTCATTTATACGTCGTTTATGAAAATGAAATACAACTTCTGATTTTCTATCTTTTCCATATTTTGTTGTTGTTGTATTTTTATCATCATAATCAGCAAAAAATCTTATATAAACTGGATCATAGTAAAATTTTTCTATAGCTTCTTTATAGATTGGATGCCATTTAGTTCTTTCAACATCAACTGCAAAATACAATCCTTCATATGGAAGAACGTAATCCTGTATCTCATCCGCAATTTGTTTCTGAAAATCCCTTTCAGGTTTGTTTACGTATAATGGAGGGGGTGCGGAAGTTGGTCTGTCCCATTTTGGCATTATTTAATATCCTCTTTATATTGATCACATAAATTAATAAAAGCTATTCTAACTTTGCTTAAAGTATCCTCATCTTTAGCCTTACTAAGCGCAGCTATCAAAAAATTGCTTTTAGAAAGAAATAATTTAGCTTCTGCATATTTTTTATTTGCACCTAAAGTAGCTGCAATTTCACGTTGCATACTAAACATTTGTTTGCTTAATATTTGAAATACAGAAGTGTTTTCTTTAATGTTAGTAAATGTTATGTTATCTATTTTCATTTTAATCAATATCCAGATTTTTAAATCGTTTTAGAATTTTTGGTTTTTCACTAGAGGTTAATATAAGTTGCTCATTCCTTACTTCTTTTACATCTATAATCATTCCATCTATTTTGCGCAAGATTAAATCTTCAGATTCTTGTAATGTATCTTCAAAATCCTCTATTTGTGAAAACCAATATGAAAGTATTTTACCATTTTTAGATTCAAATATTTGAGTATCTATTTTTGCAATATTTTCTTTTGTTATAAATAATGAGATTACAAATTCTATAGTTCTTTTCTTTCCGTATATATTTTTTCTAACTAAATAGATTTTTTGAGTGTTATTTTTTATTGTTTTATCTGGTTTATAAATATCTTTTTTCGTCAAAGGTAATTTATTTATATCATAACATGCATAATAATTTGAATCTGCATAGGTTATAACTAAATTTGAGTTTAAACTATAATAATTCTCTAAACTTCTTAATAATGTTCCTTTAGTTATTTTTCTTCTATAAAACTCGTCTAACAATTTAGATAAAGATATATATTCTTCATTCATATTATCTCACATGGATAAACAAAGGAACATTAGCTAAAATAGCAGTATTTGCTTCTATTTGCTCTTGTTTCTTCTTTGCCAATTCTGGACGAACCATATCATCTAATAATTTAATTAATTTTTCTTCCAAATCTTTAAGATCTTCTTTTCCAGTAGATAATAAATCAGCACTATTCAAGGTTATATTTCTTCCACCATGTAAAGGTATAGACCCAAATTTTCCTCTAACTAATGCAAGGGCTTTTGCACATAATGCAAGGAAGTATTCTTTGATCCACTGATGACCTGGACCATTGATATTCTCTACAGGTAAATTACCTAGCGGTAGCGTGTTCAAGTTATTTATACCTTCTATAGAGGAAGTTGTTATACCATTAGAAGCTGATAAAGGACTATCATCAATTGAAAATCTAATCCAATATTTAGATGGCGCACCGTATGCATGGGCTCTAGGTATTGGATATAAACGCAATTTATTGTTAATCAATTCGTAAGAAAAGTTAGATGTTCTAGTTGTTATAGCATCTTCAAAGTTAGCTAAACGTAATTTATCTTCCCAAACAGGGGTAACTTGAAAAGTTGATCTATTTGCATATCCATTGTAAGAACTGTATCCTGCAACAGATCCATAACTTCCCATGCCTCCAAAAAATGTCCAACCAGTATAAGGAGTTTTAAAGAAAACTTCTTTAACTATAAGTCGTTTTCCTTGTACAATTCCGCTAAACTCTGCTGAATTTCCTATCAACTCTTGTAAATCATAATCTTGTTGTTCATTTACAGCTTGAAAAGAAGCTGAATAGGTTGGTATATATCCTCCTACGCCTATTTCTCCTCCAAAAGCTGCTCCCATATTTCTTGCATAAGCAAGTGAAAAATTGGGATTTTTAAGAGAAAGATCTTGACCAACAGATATTGTACCATTTGCATTAAAAGTTGCAGTTTGAAAACCTAACATTTCATACAATATATTTTTTGCATGATGGGTATTAAGTAAATATGAGTATTTTAATACAGCCATTTGATAATATCTATAGCAGTTTCTCTCCTCAAGTTCTATATCTAAAATGTTACCTGCATAAAAATCATATGCTAAAGCAACAGCATTTACTGCACCTGTTATGAATGCACTAGATGTATATACCAAATCTGGTAACATGGTTAACACATTGGTATAAGTTCCAGTTGGTGGTAACTTTTTACTAGACAATTGACTTGTTGGATCGAGATATACTGTAGACATTGTATTTTATCCTCAATTAGTTGTAAAATATCTAGCAATTTCTGTACTTATTTCTCTAATTTGAGGAGGAATTTTCCCTCTCCATAGATTGTTTAGTATAGATAATAATTGAGTAAATTGTGCAGAAGCACGATCTTTTGCAGCTTGTGTTGCACCTTCATTTGGATTTAATTGAGAGGGGTGACCTTCTGGTCCTTCTGGCAAAGCATCGGTAACTCCAAATCCTTCTACTAATGATGCAACTTCGTCCATTGAATATCCACAATTCAATAGAAATTTCTTTTCGGCCAATAATTGTTTATTTTCCATGGTAATTCCTCGTCATAAATAGCTAAAACTTAAAATAAAAAGGAACAGATTCTCATCTGTTCCTTTTATTCAATCATTTACTGTAGATTTATATAACTTCTGTCTTATAGAAAATTTCTACTGCCATTGCGCCAGTATGGTTTGTAGAAGATAGATAGCATAAGCTACCCGGAGCAATTACAAGTTTAGAAGCATCTGTATTTAGAGATGCTGTACGAGTTGTTCCACCAGTTATAACACCAGTGAAATATCCTGCGTTTCCTTGTAACATTGCACCACCAGGGACACCTACTGAGAACACACCATAACTCATAGAGTATGCGTTTGCGCTATCATTGGGATGTGCTTGGATACCTACAACTTTCGCACGACCTGATCCAGATGGGGTCAATACAAATGTATTATATACACCTGTTAAGTTCAATCTGACAGAGTTGACGTTTTGATGAAACGAGCTAGAAAATGATTGTGAAACAAAAGAATTGGAAACAGCTTTAGCTGTTAACTCCGCAAATGCACGCTTTGATATACCCATTGTGATAGTTCTCCCTAAATACACAGTAATTAGTGTTTGGAAAAGATAAAAATATGATTAAAACAAAAAACCGACCATTTACGGTCGGTTTATTTTGCCCCTATTTCTAGGGTAAAAAATTAGCCTTCAAGATTCAATATGATGCACAAGGCGTACATATCTGGTCTAATCATTTTCTTTCCATATCTTGTCATAACACCCTTGTTGTACACAAACAGGTTATCTGGATTAGGAATTGTAGGAGAAGTGATAAGAGGAACATAAGGAGCGTATACATATCCTGTTTCTAGATTAGAAGAACCTTTACGTCCAACTAATATAACGTTTCTTAGGAAGTAAGGGCTAACCATAACATCCCATTTCTTCGAAACAGAACCTTCTTTCTTCAATCCAGCTTGACCACCTTTCTCAGATTCTCCAACCGTAGTTGTAGCATACCATTGATTTGTAGATTCAAGAATCGATTGAACTTCTGGAGAAGTTACAAGGAAAGTTGCACCACCTCTTAGAACCTTACGTGCAATCTGTGCAGAGATATCGTTTATTGTTTCCAATAAGGTCTGATACCATTCTGCAACGTTACCTGTAAAGTCACCAGTTTGCGCAGCAGGAATAACTTCACCCGTTGTACGAGTAACGAAACGTCCAGGTCTACGTGACCAGTATCTAACAGTTGCTTTTCCACCTTCAACAAGGTCCTTTAGAACCTCCATGTCAATTTCCATTGCAACTTGTTCTGAAAGAACAGAAGTCAATTCCACTTCTGCATCCATATTTTGCCATGCCGCTAAGTCTTGTGAAACCTGCGCTGTCCATTTTGCTCTCAACATTCTAGTGTTAGTTTGAATATTGAATGCTTCAACTTTCAAGTCGATTTCAGGAATTTCACCGTTTTGTCCAGCAGAACCGTCCCATTCAAATCCCCAAGGAGTTGTACCTTGTATGGCAGAATATACACCGTTTACAGATGCAAAGTTGTCATAGATAGGATATTTGTATGTACGAAGGTTAGCTGTATTTGTTAATTCATTCAGAGCACCAAGAGATGCACCAGAGTAAATCAATACAACTTTTGTAGGATCTGGAGCGTATTCTTGGATTAATCTCTTAACCAAAGTTCCAGAAGTTGTAGAAGAGTCAGCAATCGCCATATAAGATTTTTCTAACAATTGTGGGAACAATCCTTTAGAAGCAGTCAACACGGCAACGAAAGATCCAGATAAATCTTGATCAAATCTTACCCATCTATCTAAAGTATTATCAATTCCACCAACTGTACCAGATGCTAAGAACGACCCGAAAGTAGTTGCAGCAACCATGGTAACAGATCCAGAAGGTTGTGTATAACCTTGGTTAAGAGCAGTGAAACCAGTTTCTGCGTTGATACCTGATAAATCAGCTCCGCTCAGAATCTGTGCACCAACTCTACCTTGACCATAAATAGAAGCGTTTTGAGCAAGACCCATTCCACCTTTATTTGTTCCAGCAGTGAAGTCTAATACGAATATAAGACCAACAGGCTGATCAAGAGATTGTACAGATACAACTTCAGAAGCTCCGATTAAGTTACCGAAGACTCTTCGAATAATCGGCATAGAAACCGCTGCAAACCCTTGAACATCACCTCCTGCCATAGAGGTTTGCTCTAGCACAATTTGTCTCTTCATTTGATTCTTTTGGTTCTCAAACAAACGAGCTATAGTTCTTTTCTTGTTGTCGTCAGTGATCCCCTTAAGGAAACCATACTTGCCCCATTTTTCAACAAGCTTATTGTCTTTATCTAATCTGGATTCGATAACATCGCTATCCATTATTACTTTTAGAAAATCATCCATTTTATTTTTCTCCTAGTGAGTTATACCACTAAATAGTCTTTATTTGCTCAAATTCCCCATTTCTCAAACAATTTTTTAGTTATAGATGTTAATTCTGGTTTTTCTTCTGTTGGAGATTGTTTATCTTCATTCAGAAATTTACGAGTTGCATTATCTGCTAAAAGAGTATTAACGTCTGTAGCTTTTTTGTTTGGTTTTGAGGTCGAAGTTGCAACTGTTTCATAAACAGCTTTAGCTTCACTTAGAGTCTTAGCTTTATCTAGTGCCTTGACAATACTTTGTTTTTGTGGCTCACTCAGAGAGTCATCATTAAGTGCTTGATTTTTATACATTAAGCGAATGTTTTGTTCTTTTAGATTTGTCAAATCCGAATTAGATTTATTCAGTTGTTTAGACAAATTATCGACATCTGTTTGTAATTTCTCTATAGTCGAATATAGAGTTTTGAAATTATCTTCATTATTCAATGATTTTTGTATATATTCTAGTAAAATTTCATCAGAAATTTTTAAAGAGCCTTCAGCTCTAAGTCCTGGTTCTTGCAAATATGGATCTTCTTCATCAAAGATTCCTGCAAAAATAGGATCTTCTCCAGAACGTCTTCCTTGTTCTTCTGGAGGCAACATTCCGCCCGTAGCATCAACAGGATTAGAACCCGGAAGTGCTGCGGTTGGATCTTGAGGAGGAACACCTTGTTGTCCCGCCAATAATTCAGAAGTCTGTGCTTTAAGATCAGCTTCGTTCGCATCTAGATCGAATGGAGATTCTCCATCCCCTAAATTAAGAACTATTACAGATCCATTAGACGTATCATCTACTCCAGCAACTGGAATATCTGATTGTAAAACGGGAGAATCAACTGCACCTGCTTGTGGAGGTAATCCATTTTCACCTTCTGGTGATGGAGTTAATCCAGTTTCAGGAGCACCTACTCCGGGTGTAGGTTCCCCAGGTTTAGGTTGACCAGGAATTGCGCCGGGAGTATCACCCTCGGGTGAAGCGTTTGGATCGTCTTCCCCCAAGATATCATTGATATCCTCGAATAATGTTATATCATCATTATCACCAAAATTATCAGTCATCTCTTTGATATATTTTTTACGTAAATCATTGGAGTATTGTTGCTGTAATTTTTCTTTAGCCACTTTAAGACTAACATTTTTAATCTTGTTTACATCTAAAATAGCTTGTTGTAATATATCATCTGATTGT